CCCAAAATTCCCCCTCTCTAAAAAAGGGGTCATCTTCTGGTTCCACTAGTTTCTTCCATAACCGGTCTAATAGGCTGGCATGGAAAGACTTCGTACGTCTTCGTCGTTTTGCGATTTCGAACGTGAAGGTAAGAGACGGGATGGTTATCGTCTCTCCTGAATCCATAGAGAGAGCTGTCATTGTGTGGGCTAGGCAACTTTTCCATTACAGTGGTGTAACAGCCCCCGAAAGACGACTACCAGGCTTATATAACCTGGCGCGAACTTGGCGGAAAACTTTACTCTGTTCCGGAGCTCCAAATTTATTGAAGCGGCTAAAAATTGCCCTTTTTGCGATTTACTCATACTTGGGGGGGAATCCCTTAAAGACCACTGAGGCTCTTGGCTTACGCGTTCGGTTATCCAACGGACTACCGTATATGATCCCTGCTAGTCATCGTAAACTCATTCGTGATGGCAACCTTATGTGGATTAGAATCTGGGTTTCGATATTTAATATCTACCGGTCCTTCAACGTGAAGGCTCCGGATCCAGAAACTGCCTATAAGACCATCAGGAAACCTCTACCGCAATTCTACCCTAACTTTGAAAAGTTCGAGTATTTTGCGCGATATGTTTTCCCAGAATTAGTTAAGAGACAAGCGAAAATCAATGGTAAAGCCATCGGACAATTTTCCTACTCAACTAAGTTGGGTGAGATAATCCGATCGGCCGGTGCCAATCTCAAATCATCTACCTCGCTCTTTTCAATCATCTTGGATGCGAAGGCATGGATGTCTCGACCTAGAGACACAAATCATGTTTTAAACTGGTTTGAGTTGCATGGGGATGCAACGTCCGCCGCGTTCATGACTGCTATTAGTCGAGAACAGCATTTCCCTCTGGATAGTGAGCTTTACGATCGAATGATCGAGCTTTATCCCTCTCCCCCCTTTAAGACTCCGGAAGAACGTAAAAAGTGGGAAACCACTATACGTGATCCGTTGCTTAAGGAGGTTAAGGAGACTGGGACACTATCGGGATACATTCTCGAATCCTGGAAAGTAGCGAATGAGGTGAAAAGCGCGCTAAAACCGATCCTCGGACGGCTCTTTAATTTTCTCGCCCCAGGCGGCAAACTTAGGACAGTTGCGATATGCGATTACTGGACTCAACTGGCTATGAAACCAGTCCATGAATACCTCTTCACTATCCTCGAGGCCTTAGGAGCAAATGATGCTACCTTCGACCAACAGGGACGTGTTGATGAATATTGGGCTAGGGGTCTGAAGCCACATTGGTCATTTGACCTTTCTGCAGCAACTGATTCTATTCCCATTACTCTTTATATCCATGTTTTAGCCCCCTTCTTTCAAGAAGGAGACGACTATGAGGCCGGTTACGCAAAA